TTTAACCTGAATACCAACTATTGTTTCATTGATAGTCTCCACCTTACCTGCTTTTATTTCTTCTTTTAGATTTACAGCAAAATCATAAATGGTTACATAACCAGAATACTTTGCTGTTGTGATTTTAGCATTGTTAGCTTTCAAATCATTTCTAATAGCTAACTGCATATCTCTGTCGGCTTCAATCATATTAAATCTACCGATATAAGATACAACGTTCTGAAGTTCTTGTGTTAGACCAAAAGCAACTCTCTTCTCAGCTAGTTCAGGATATCGTTCTTCCATTTCTTTATTAGCTTTGACTTCAAGAATTTTTAATCCATCAACTTTAGTTACAACAACTTCATCCATTGATTTTTGTTTTTCATACTCACCTACATATTGTTCTGTTGATACGGAAGCTGCACAACCGAAAAATACTAATAGTAAAGGTAATAGTTTTTTCATTTTTATCTCCTATCTTAAATCAGATAAAGGGTCTTTCAACAATTTTTCTAATTTCTTGATTTGTCTTTTCAAATCTTTGATTTCATTGTTTAAATTAGCTACATCTTTATCATAAGACTTAACTTTAGGTGTTTTCATCTTATCAACTTTCTCACGAAGATATTTAAAATCTTCATCATACTTTTCAAGTTTAGTTGTTACTAATTCTATATCACTAGCTTCAGCAAAACCTTCAACAATTTCTTCTAAACCATCGATACGACCAGTAAATGAATACCAACCTGCGATACCTGTGGATAAAACCGTTACAAGTGCTATGATATTTTGGATTGATAGTCCAAACTTTTTATTTTTTATTTCTTCGACAGCTGCTTCAGCGTCTACTACTTTATTTTTTGCCATTTTATGTCTCCTTTAACAACAATTACAACTACAACAATCACAATTCATATTATAACTCCAAGTTAATAGTTAATCTAATAGTGTTACCTAATGGTAACGTCTTGTCTCCATAAATATAACTCATACCTATAATATACTTATCATATTTAAAATCAATTCCAAATGTAGGGTAAAATAAATCGTGGTCTAAATCACCATAATATCCTGCTTTTCCCCATAACATATTTTTATAATTGTAACTTGCTCCACTTCCAAATGTATAATATCCTTTATGAAAATTGTTTTGTCCATAAAGCATCCATTCTTTATATGGATAACTAAATCCTATATTCACACTTGTAGGTAACTCTGATTTATGTCCACTGAATTTAGGTGCTATACCGAAGTTCTGAACCATAACATCAACATCTAAATCCTTAAAAACTTTAGGAAAATAACCACCTACACTAAAAACAAATCCTGTTGCAGTTTGTGTGTGTAAATCGTGTGTTATTATTTTAGTATCAAATCCTAAATGAAATGAACTCGTATCATATTTAAATGTTTTACCATAATTGAATCCATATACTGCACTCAATGGTGTGAATGTTCCTTGTATAATCCCATATTCATCTGCTTGATTTTGTTCTCCATAATTAAAGAACATAACATTAGCACCAAAAGGACCTCTATCAAAATCTATAAAGTTATAACTCATATCATTAACGATATTAGTCAACCAATTAACTCTACTAAAACTAAACTTATCTTTATTATAAAGATTACGTGCTGGATTCATCATCGGTAACGTTACATTACCAATTGAACTTGTATGTGCAGTTGGTGTTAGTGTAAGTATTCTGTTAGCTTGTGCTAATAATTGACTACCTAACGATAGTAATATTGTCAAACCAAATAGTATCCAAAATTTATTTTTTTTCATTTTTTTCTTCCATTTTATCTGAAAACCAAACAATAAGTTTCATCGTATAATATAATGCTGGTAACATTGCCGCTACTGCTAAGAAAAATTGTCCCTCATTCATTATTTTACGACCGTAAATTTATTAGCTTTAATTCTGTTATCTGTTTGTAATACAAAGATATAAACTCCTGGTTCTAAAGTTTTGTGATTTTCGTATACACTAACTTCAGGTATCCATACACTAGGTTCATTTGTGAAATCAAATGTATGTAGTCCAGCTAAAACATTTTCATCTAATAATGTTCCAACTTTTTGTCCCATTGTATTTAAAATATATAATTTTACATCTTTTGATTCTGGTAAATAAAATTGAAATGTCGTATTATCTATAAATGGATTTGGATAATTATATGTTATCTCATCATTATCAGGTTTACCACCACCGAATGCCCAATACTTATTCCATACTAATACTTTACCATCATTTCTTTTCATTAATAAATCTCTACCTGCAGGTGTTCCAGCTGAGTATTTACCTGTAAATCTTATAGGTGCTGTTGTCCACTCACTATCAGGAAAGTTTGCTTCAAATAATAAATTTAATCCTGTAATTTCTTTATCTATCCAATATGTTTCAGGTTTATTATTTGGTGAATAATCAACTCCACCAAAGGATACTTTTCTCCAACCATTTACAGCTTCGTGAACATTCACATACGTCATCCAAGGACCTGGTAATATATCTGTTTTCATATCTATGAATTTTAATTCATCTTCTTTATATTCTACTTCAAATTCAAATCCAGCTATAAGAACTCCCTCTTTAGGTGTAATCGTTAGTGGTATTTCTATTTGATTACCAGATTGAACTCTAACCGTAGAATCAGCTGGTAATGAAAGTTCTACATCTGCGTTTACAACTGCATTATTTACCATCACTTTATTTAAGTGATTTCCTGGTGCACTTCCCCCGCTCCAGCGATAAAATGTGTTAGAAGAAATATCATCTTGATATCCATCTCCACCACCCTCAGTAACTTTAGTTCCTGTAGCGTTAACATCACCTGTAAAATAATATCCTATATCAGGCATTAAATAATCTGGGTTACCTGCTTGACCACTTTGTTCACTCGTTCTTGCTGCACTCCACGATGAGTAACCTCCACCTAATATTAAGTGAAGTGTATCTAATCCTGTTTGATGGTCATCCATCAAAGGGTTTATAGTTTCTATCTGACCAAACGATAATGCTTTTTGAGCGGTAGCTAAAGCTCTTGTTGTCGTTGTTGGTGATTTAAATCCATTATTGACACCAGATGACCTATCTCCTGCAGTACCTGATTCTGCGGTTGTGGTCTCGTCCCAATAAACCGTAAACTCGTATTTCTGTGGTCTTGATTGTCCGTTTAGAGTTTGATAATACACATAGTTATTAGCACTTCCACCCTCTTTAAACACTTCTATCGTAGACCAATCTTCATAAGTATTTCCATTATGATGTGTGTAGTTATCTAAAATACTTGATACATAAGCCCATAATATATAAGTGTCATTTAGTTGATACAAATCATCACCATCTACATCACCGATTAAATATTCTATAGCAGTTAACGTATCTATTCTACCACCACCACTATTATAGTTATGATGTTTACCTGATTGGAAATTAAATGAAGCTATGGCATCATTTGCATTTGTAATTGCAGTTCTATCTAACTCAAGTTGATTATGTGCTTCAATGTTATCACTTGCATCAGGTGGCCAAAACGAGATACGATATCTGTTATTTCTTGGTAACTGAATACTATAATATCCTTTATGGTCCGTGTAAGTTGAATCATAATAAGATATACCAAGAAATCCTTCTTTGGGTAATGCCTGTAAAGCAGTTGTTGATTTGTTATCATAATAAAATGTTGATGTGTGGTCTCCAATAACGTCATCGGAGTTATCCTCATCAACTAAATTAGATTCGTTAGTAGTATTCTCTAAATTTAACCAATTAGATATTCTTGGACTAAAGTTGGCTTCGTTTCTATCTAACTCAAATTTTACTTTCCAATATGGATATGTGTTTTCTGCTGGTGCACTCCAAGCGGCTCCAAGAGCTCTATCTTTACCTTGAGCGTATCTGAAGTATCCCTCAATATCTAATAGTTTTGGGTGTAGTGTAATATCACCACGAGCACCACCTATACCAACTCCTTCTGTACCAGTGTTACCATCAATGTATACTTTATAATTAGATGCATAAAATCCGTTTGTTACGTAAGTATAATATCCTGTACTACCATCGTATTTTGTAGCAACTCTAAAGGCTCTTGGTGCGAAGTTGTCAGCTACATCATTAACTTTAAAATGTAGTTTTAATAATTCTGTTTGTGTACCATTACCATTTCCAAATGTTTTTACATTCCCATTATGAGATACCATTGTTATTCTTAACCAATCATATCTATTATCACTTGCAGATAATTCATCATCAGCATCTGCTAATGAATCGGTATATCCTACATTAGCATACCTAACGACTTCGTAAGAGTAATGTGCACCTGCTGAACTATCTCCTTCAGTCCAACCATTTATATATGCACCTTTCTCTACGTGAGTTGAATCGTGTCCCCACGTGAATAAATCATTGTCAAAAGCTAGGTCTAAACGAAATGCAGTAACACTTGCTCCGTTATCATCAAGTGTAACAGCCATTGTCATTACTGAATCTCTCCAGACATCAAAGTTATTGTTCTTATATGCAACACCAGACGTGGCATTAGCTGTATTCATACCAGTTGTATCGTCTGCTAAATACCCCCGTAACTTAAATGTCTCTTGGTCTCTCCACCACATCTTTGGTGTCTTGTAGTCTCTGCTTTGCATAAGTCTAATAATTGGTGTTTGGGCTTGTAAAAAACTCAACACCATCAATAGACTAAAAAAAAGTTTACTCAAAGTAAATCTCCTTAATATGTTTCTAAATGAGGTAACCTTTTAGAATAAAAAGTATAGACTTTATTTCATATATAAATATCATATATATAATGAAAAATGTAGGTATGCGTGTTTAGTTTGTGTCAAATTTCACAATAAAAGAAATTGATAATTCCTTTTCGTTTTTGATTGGCTTGGATGGTTTAGCGACTGCTAATAGTTCATTTTGGTCATTGTATAATCCTATATTAGTAATATAAGTATTAAAGTCTGAATGTGTAGCTACACCTAATAATTCATTTCCTATATTATATCCCTCGGGATTAAAGGAACCTGTAGTATATCCAACTGCTTCATAAGGAAAGTTTGGATTTTCATTATTTGCAAATACAGAAGCAGTATGAGGTTGTCCTCCGAATGCTATACTACCACTTTGACCAATTTTTAAACTTTTGTTTGTAGTGTGTATAAATTTATTTTCTTCTATTGTACAGAAATAAGAACGTTCATAAATTGTTTGTGTAGAATCAAATTCTAAAGTATAACCATCACTACCCTCTTTTGAACCTACGGTATCGTATGAACCTGTATCTGTAACTACTATCAATCCGTCATTATAAAAAACATTACCAACTACACTACCACTCATTAAATTTGTATTAGGTTCTCTTCTTGAATAACTTCCAGAAAATGCTACATCATATAAATTACCTCGACCATCATCACGTAGTACGATTGTTTTAGTTGTACTATCATCTACAAGTTTTACTGAAAATGGTCTTATATTTTCTCCATATATCTCTTGTGGTATTGAAATAATATTAGCATCATCTCTTAATTGTCGAGTATATGGTCGTCTGTAATTAAAAGTTTGAGGTTCAGAACCTGTGGTTAAAAATCTTGTAAAAGTATAATCTATTATAGCTTCTGAAGAGGTAGGAACTCCTCGTATCAAATCTATATAACCATCCATTTTAGTAATATCTCTATAATAAAGATTGTTAATAGCGTGATACGTGGGAACTTTATAAAAAACACTTTGAGAAGATGCATTAGAACCTGTGCTGTATCCTATTGTCTTTGAGGTTGCGTCATCTAAGTTGAAGTTGTAAATAGTAGAATCAGTACCTTTTGTAATAGGTACAGAATATATCCCACTACCACTATCTGCTTCTGTAAATGAAAAAGTCTTGTGGACTTGAAATGACGAAACTAATACATCTTCGGGTTCAAGGTTTTTCTTGAATGACATTTATGAACCCCCTTTAGAAATCAAGTTTGACTTTTATAAGAGCTTCTCTCGATTTTGATTTTAAGATAGGTTGACTTAGTTTTGCAACAGCTAACAATTCATTATCTGCATTATACATTCCTACCGAAGTAATATATGTTTTAGGGTCTGAAGCTAATCCATTAATTATTCGTTTAACTCCTGCTACTGATTCTGTATAAAATGTTTCATTTGTTGTTGCATTAAATTCATTTGCAGTTGCTCTGACAAAGAAATGACGAGAAGTAATTTGTTCTTCTCTTTTAGCTTGGAAATAAGCACCTGTTTTCAATACATTATAAAATAATTCATTATTTCTATCATCGTTGTTTGAACCACTTGCAGTAACTAAGTTAAGTTCTGAAGGGTCTGCTAATCTTTCCGGATTTAATACTAATACACCGATACTTGGATAAAACTTACCATAAGTACCTGTTGCTCCTTCACTTGCTGCTGCTGTATCAATAGTAGTTCCACCAATTAATGTTCCACTAACTATATTGTATTCAGGAGCAAAGTTTCTTTGTCCTGTATTACCGCCTTTATTAGTAGAAGAATCATCAATCAACTTAACAACTGGTCCAGAAGCTCCATTTTTTAAATGTAGTTCCCAACCACCAGCTTCAAGATTTTCTCTGATTCTTGCTCTGTTAAATACAACTGCATAAAAATCTTTAGAACTTTTATCACCAAATGTAAAAGTGGTAGTTTCAGGTGGATTTATGAAATTATTAAATTGACCAAATATAGCTGCTGTAGGTCTATCTCCTGAGACACCAACACCTCCTAATGAACCACTACCATCTCTGTCACCAAACACTACACCAAACTGAACAGAAGCTGAAGCATTTGTTCCTGGTTCATATCTATATAAATCTATATTGTAATCACCAGTGTTAGTGTATTGTGTAGATGATGTGTGAAATGTGGTGATACTTGAAGCACCATTTTGAAATACTCCTGAAGTAACAATAGCTACATCGGATACTTTATCACTATCTGTTAAATTTTTATAATATGACATTATGGTGTCTCCCCATAACCTGTGTTTGCTGAAGGAGTAGTTTGACCACCAGTGCCAGTTCCGCCTGTTTGAGTATTAGTTGCGTCTTGTGTACCCTGAGCATCACCAGTACCACCTGTATCAGTTTTTACGGTAATACTAATTACAGCTACAAGTCCTGAATCAAGTCCTTGTACTTGTACGGTAGTAGTTGCATTTGGACTCGGTGTACCGAAAGACTGAGCTACCAATTCACCAGTTTTACCAGTAAAGGTTTTGGCTGCAGCTTGACCTTTAAATCTAACAATATTTGTATTTTCTATTGTAAAGACATAATCTTCTACAGGTCCACCTTTAGTTGTTGGTGAAATTGTGATTGGTGCCGCAGCGGCTACACCAGAGTAACTTAACTGAGCTATCTCCAAAGTTGCTCCTGCTGCCGACTGATTTATAAGAAAACTATTAAAAGTTGACCTATTCGGTGCGCCTTCAAGTAAAGACATATTTTCTATTACTGCACCGTAAGAATCAGTACCATCTGGATGCGTAACATCATATAAGGTATAGTCAACTTCTTCATCGCTAAGTGCAAACTTAGTGATATTAAAATTACCACCTTGTGATAGTATCTCACGACCTCTTTTTGTTAAAATCGCATCAACGGTTATCGTTGAATTATCTAAAAATCCCATTTTTATCTCCAAGATTTAGGTGTATATATATAACTTTCCTATTAATAAATATTGGTAAGTTAAATTTTTACACATTATTAATCCTCATCTACACGTAAGTTTGAAATACCAACGTCTGTTGGTACTGCAACCGTAGGTGCTGTTTTTCTTATGATGATTGGTAAATCACCATCTAAAGTTGTTTGTGTTGTATTTTTTACGCCCTCATAAAAACTATTATTTAAAGCAGTTACTTCGTGATATCGAGGGTCAATATCAGTAGTTCTTAATGATTTAGTATGATAAAAGTTTTCAGTTCTATTAAGTGTGAATCTATTACTATTGTAGTACTCTCCTGAACTTGTATAGAAAAACTCATATACTTGATTAAATTCTGATTTTATACCCTCTAATGCCATAGCTCCTGTAGCCTCAGTAAATACACGATTAGGACCTCCATACGAAGCTGTCGCGTGTATGTATAAATCTGATTCATCAAAATTAAAATTAACTTGTTCTAAGTTATATAATGAAGGTGTTCTAAAAGTTTCAGTACTATCAATCTCACCTGTATAATTAGGATATTGTGTTTCTATTATTATAACAGAACGACTATCTTCATTTTCATCATTTAGTTCAAAATTTCCAATATTTATATCATCTTCATAATATGGTTGAGTAAACGATGGTCTATTTTTTTGTACTGGTGATTTAGGTCTTTCAAATATATTACCTTCAATTATAGTTCCAAGTTGTGCTTTAGCTCTTGCTGGTATAACTTTTTTCAGTTGTTTAAATATTGATTGGTCATAATATTTTATTAAACGCATATAATCCCAAAAGTTATTATTATCTGTATACTTTTGGAAATATTGATTTGCTATATTTTTTAAATCTCTGTATTCTGATTTATAATTATCTCTTGGGTCACCTATAAATTGATTAAAATCAAGATTAGTAAATGAATCTACAATGTCATCATTTACACCATCAACTGGTGAAAAATAAATTCCAAGTTTTGGTGAATCTAAAGAAGCAAAATCATTTGAACTTTGGTCATATCTCGTTTTTCGATTCAGTACAGCACCACTACCACTCAGTACATTATTTTCTATTCTAAGTTTTGTAGCAGTCCTACGTACTGGTCCATAATTAGGTACAAACGTTTTTGTTTTATCATTTACAGATTCAAACGTATTTAAATTATCAAATCCGTGAGCACTTCCTGATTGTGTAGTGGTTTGATTTGCTCTTGTATCTCTGACACCATCTTCGTTACTTGCTGTAAATTCAGTATTATCGTCCATTGGTAATCTTCTAACTAAATTATAATAGGAAGATGATGGTGTATTACCAGTATATGATTTTGGATTCGAAACGTGATTATCAAATTTATCTTCTTGTAGTGTTTCTGTCCACAATCTAAACTCCATCATTGAACCACTAAATTGTATATCATTATCACCAAAATCTGTTGTACTAGCATTACCACCTATGAATAAATCACCACTACCAGTCCAAGCTGCATTGTATGATGCCGTTGCATTAGCATCAGAACCAGTTATATACATTGATGCCTTAGATGATTGTGTTATTCTATCTATACCCGCATCATATTTTTTAACATATAAATCATAAATAAAAGCATCATTTATATTATCTGTACTTGTTATTGCTTTTCTTACAGATACATCGTCCCATAAAATTGTAGATTTAGCTTTTCTATTTTCAAATCGTAGACCGAGTCCTGCTGTGTTTGAGAAATTAATTGTCTTTTGTACTTTGATTTGTTTCCAATCTGTCTCGTTCAATCCAACAACTTGTGATTCATTTATACCACCTTTACGTATGTTTGAATCAACATTCCAATTTACAACTTCGCCATCAGAATCTAACTCAAATAAAGCTAAACTTCCTACAGAATCGACAGAACTTGCTGAGACTTTAGCGTATGCAGAAAATTCATAAGTTTCACCCTCACTTACAGATACTACAGATGCTTCTAATGATGGGTAATTTATATTATCATTTCTATACAAATTTGTATATGAAATATTATTTGATTCTCCAATATGTTCGTGTCTTAATGCATTATCACCTGTACGAGAAACACCTGAACTACTAACTATTTTAAGATTACCAAATTCAGCATTTGTGGTATCTGTACCACCAGTTATAAAAGGTGGATTGAAAAGTGAAGAAGTTTCAAATCCAGGATGTGTAAATACATTGGTATCAACTTTAGTTTTTCTTAACATTACTGAATGATATTCACCATCATATACAGGCATCAATGACGAATTTATTTCTTGATAACCCGGTGAACCAGATAACTGAAATGCTACCGTTCCAAAATTATCAGACTTACCATTGTTTTTTAATTTTATGGCCCACTGGTCATCTTTTTGTACAAGTATTTGTTGTGCAGAGCCACTTAATGCTCTAAATCTAAATTCAACCGTATCTGGTTTTCTACCTGAATCAGTATCATCTTCCCAAGGTGTTCTAATAAATTGAGCACCTCTAAATCCTAATGCTTTTGTAAATCTTCTTGCTATTTCAAATTGAGGTTCTTGTGTTATTTTTTGTAGTCCACCATATTCTCTAACTCGTAATATACTGGATGGTATACCATAACAATTCATTATAGCTTTTAATGAACTTACCGTACCCTTTGTTTTCAGTATGTATGGCATACTTGATATAAGTCTTTTTGTTATTTCTTTTGCTATTTCACCTTCGGGTACAGAAGTACCTACTCCATCAGTAACCCTACTAAATCCAGTCGAACCTGATGTGTATAATGAATATGTGTCTCCACTTAATTTTTGACCGAATCCAACTCTACTTAAATCTAATAAATCCTTACCATCATTAACACTCCAACCTAAAGATTCTGCTAAATTAAAAATTAAATCGTTTGAAAATCCTTTAGTCAAGTCATTTTGTCTATCTGTTAAATCTGCTATACCTCTTGTATAACTCCACAATTCGTCAAAATGTTGACCTACCATATCAATAAAATCTAAGAATTGAACATTGTTATCATCTTCTCGTATGAAAGTTGGTAATGTATTAATTAATCTATTTTTATTTTCAGCATCATACAGGGACGCACTATGTATTTGTCCATACTGACCACGAACTGAACCATACCAATCTATAAAATCAGCGTGAGAAGAACTAACAGGAACAAATGGGTCATCATAAGTACCACTACCTGTTTTTGGCAAGGACGCATCGTGAAACTCTCCAAGTGAACTCGATACATAAGATGAACTTACGTGATACAAATAGTTTTCATATCCGTCAAAATTTGTTTTAACATTTCTTATTCTTGTATCAAATCTATTAGCATCTGTTTCTGCATTTGTTATTTCAACAAACGATGCACTTTTAGCAGTATATTCTTCTATTAATTGTAATTTATATTTAAAGTTTTTTAATCGTTTTTCTGCAGATGAAAAATTTATAAAGTTTTCATATTGTGAATAATCTACATTTAAATTAACTGGTTTTAAACTACCACTTATAAATTTATCTTCAATTTCTTTTTTTAATCTTTCATCACCAGTAACTAAATCATTGTATGCTTGTAGATTAGTAGAACGATTTGTTATAGGTGAATCTACTTGTGAATTTTCCGGATTTCTTAATACTAATACATCTTCATCTTCTTGTTCATATGGAAATAATTCTACGGTTTGTTCTAATTGAGGTAGTATTTCTCTTACAATAAAAACACTATCTTTTTCTTGTATATCATCAGATAAAGGTTCGTATAATTTATATATTCCAGAATTAGGATAAGTTTTAATTGTTTCGTCATCTGATTTTACATTTGTAATCAACGTAACATTATCATCACCTAAATGTAAGTACGTATTTAAATCACTATAATCATTTATTTTATATGATACTTCGTAGTTTGAAAAAGCTGAGATAGGATTTAGAAATTCACTTTCTTTTACTATTTTATTTGAAAACTCGTTCCAACTTGTATTTATTTTAATTGTATTATTTTCAACGTCAGCTATTTGAGCTACAAAAGGAATAAAAACTGCGTTCGGTAATTCACCACCTGCAAGATTTAATGTAAATTGTATTTCAAATGAAGCTTCATTTACTTCACTACCTTCTGATTGACCAGTGGATACTAAATCTGCTACTATACGATATTGACCTACATTTTCTGCACCTTGACCTATAATATCTGCAACATTAACATTAAAACTTAAACCCTGACCAGTTAATTCATATAGAAGTTCACCATTCACTTTGTGAAGAGACCAATTTACATATTCAAATTCTATATTTTGACGTATGGATTCTGGTAATGATAATAGAATAGTATTGGTTAAAACACCACTATAAGTGTTATCGGGTGCTTTATCTAAGCTAATTTGATTAAATTGTTCTGCTGTAGTAGCCATACCTAATCACCTTTACCCATAACTTCAATACACCCTGGTAATGAAAGTGTGCTTGTCTCATTCTTTGTATCTATTTTTAAACTAACTCCGATATGTGAGTTATAACTTCCGAGAGCTATTGTTACTTCACTACCATCTGTTTTGTCTTTATCAATTACTTGTAGTGTTGCAGAGGGAGGGTTTTGAATTGTTACGTCATCTCTGTTATCTGTAAATTTTGTCCACGTACCTCCTCCATCAGAGTTCCAATCCCACCCGTAAAATGTCCAAGTGTAGGTCGTTGCTGTATTAGGTTTACTCGAAACACTTTTTAATGTGATAATATCGTTTTTACCATAAGCTGGTGCTTCCATTAGTATTCCATTTAATTTACGAATCTCTTCTATTTTACCTCTACCACTTTGATGACCTATTACTTGTGATAACATATAACCATAATCACCATCATATCCTTTATCTCTCAAGAATTGTTGACTAGGATATCCATCTTTGAATATATCAAATATCTTTTTAAACGAGGTGTCACCTCTTCTACGACTTGCTTGACTTTCATCAGAAATTATAAAGTTTGCTTGTACGATATTACTTTCTACCTCACTACCAATTTCGGCTCCTGTTGTTCCATCTGCTGCAGGTGGTGGTGGTATAGTTTTCTCTATGAAACTATTGGGTAAGTATACATAACCACCAATTAAACTTTTAACATCTCTAAACCTATCAGTCAAACCAGTTAATTCCATTGTTAATGAATCACCCTTTGTTGATTCTGAATCCGCTACAAATTGTGCAGTTTCATTAATTTGACGTTTTTTTCTTGGTCTTTGACTATCATAAAAGTTATCTTTGTATTCTAAATCTTTAATATTTTGTGAGATTAAACGTACTTCGTTTCTCGATGGTGATATTTCTTGAATAATATATTTATTTTCTTTTAGATATAATCTAAATGAAGCATCTGAATGTTCAGCTCCTGACATTATAGTACCATCACTCATAGTGTGATACTCACCTCTCCATACTTTACCTAAAACATCAACTAATATAGTTTCGTATGAACCTGCAGTTTTTCTAAAAAAATTATATTTTACGGTATATCTTCCTCTATCATAACCTAATTTTCTGAGTATAGTACCTGTTTTTAATCTAATACCATCTGTTCCTTCATTCGTATAGTCTGTGGTATCAACGACTGCAGATTCTAAAAGATTTTCTCCTGAGTAAACTAAAACTTCTACGTAATCATTTGCATTGGTTCCAAACTCACCTCCTAAATATGCGTATTTATTTGAACTCAGGTCTATTACTTGATTACTATTTAAAAGTTCATTATCTTTTTGTGTTAATCTTCCCATTATTCTATTGGGTCTCCAGTTACTATAGAATCTATTATATTTTGTTTATATGTTTCTAACTTAGTTAGAGCATAATCAGTTGCATAATATGTTCCTAAATCTTCAAATAATCTTTTTGTATTATTTTGAATTAACCATCTTCTTGAATCATTTGCCACATCATTTGTAACTATCATTCCATTCTCTATATTGTCTGGTAAGTCTTTACCAATTTTTAACTCTGCTAATTCTGAAACATTTCTATCTATTGTTTTTTCTAATAATTCAGTTTTATCATATATGGAATATTTTGAAGTTTGAACAGAAGTTGAAAACTTTTGTGCTTCTGGTGTAAGGTATGTTTTATAAATACTATCTTGAGTTACTTGAGCATCTTCTATACCCATACCAGTTATGATATCTTCAAACAGATATAAATCTATATTTTCATCACTAAATGGTACTGGTCTATCAGTATATTCTTGTATTTGTTCTAAATATCTATTTCGTAATTCGTTTACAAAATCTTGATAAAAATCGACATCTTGTAACTCTTGTTTTGTGTATGGCATTATAGGGTTACCTTAAATGTAAATCCTTCATCAAAGTATTGGTCAGTTTCTTCGTCTGTTGCGCTACCACTTTGGATTCTATATTCAATTTTATAGTATCTTTCAGGTTGGTATCCATCCATTCGTAATAAAAAGTAATTACCATCAGAATCACAACTAAGTTTAGAACCACTACCATAAGGTACAATTACATCATTTGTTTCAGCATCCAGGATTGAATAAAAAGATGAACCACTTGGTAAATATTTTATTGTTAAATTGTCTGCTGTTGTTGAATATGTTTTATCTGGAAATCTCTCTCTTCCTACAACTCTAAACTTTGCTATAGATTTTTCATTATACTCCGGTCTTAGTCCTTTCATATAAATTACCATATCTTCAATATTAGATTTTGTAAGTGCGTCCAATGAACCTGTTGTCCATTTTGAATCGTCCCATACTGCTTCTAAAGTTGGTGGATATATCGTGTGTGTGTCTGTAGAGAAGAATGAGAAATTACCAAATCGTGTTGAATTACCTTCATCGCTACCACTATCGTTATTACCAAAAGAACCTGAAGTTGTAGTAGGGTCATAATAACTTCCACTTCGTTTAAGTATGAAACCTTCATTCGGTATTGTTTCATCTAACCAAGCATTTACAATACCAGTTACATCCATTCTCATATCTTTTGATTTGAAACCAAATGAATGAGACATTTCATAAGCACCATCATTGTTTGAATACCAAGAACCTCCAGAAGAACTTTCTTCGGTCCATAACAAACCATCGTTTTCACCATTCCTATAAAACCAACTACAACCTTCTGTAGTTACTGGGTCATCATAAGAACGACCATCACCCATTGTCCAAGATTGACTAACAGGATATGCATATAAACTTTGAGAAGTTGCTAATGCAGTAGGTCGTGCGTCAAAAAGATTTAAATAATATTTTGCAGTATCTTTTATAGTTCCTGCTGTTTTAAGTTTAGAAATTGTACTTAAATCAAATTTAATTACAGCACGAGAAACGGTTATTACATCTCCTGCATCACTAACATCTTTTCTTATTTCAAGTATCTCGTCTAATCCAGAGTTTAAACTACCACTCTTTTCATATAAGGTTGCGTCTTTTTCTGCGAACGTAAAATAATGCATTAACTTACTCCACTACACCTAAATTATCGCCGACAACTTTACCCTTAATGTCTGCGTTAGGATATTTAATTTCAAAAATACTTGGGTCTAAAGCAGGATACAATACTCCATCAATTATACCACTATTTATATCATAAAAATTACCAGAGTAACCTTCTGTAATTTTATATTTGTTTTCAATTACTATTGGTAAATCATTAGGATTGTTTTCAGTTGGTTTTACAACTGAAGAAACTCCATCAACTAATGACAACTCATATGCTAGGTCTGACATTACAATCGGTTGTCCTACTTGCCACCTATCTATATTGAAAAAATCTTGTAAAGTAGCAACACATCTAAGAAGAACATCATTTTTATTGAACCCAGTCTTTGTTAAAATAGAAAAATTAACAGCTATGTTTATAACATATGCATCTTTTATATTTACAGCATCTGTTACTAATCTAAATTGTGATAAATATGTTTTTAAATTTTGTTTTACGGTTTGACTTAATGGTGTTAAGTTTTTATTAGAATCATAACCTAGTGTATACATATTCATAGCTAGTGGGTTAGGTGTTCTAACTTGTAAAGACTTAATTGTTCTTCCGTTATCTACATCAGCTTGAGTTACTTTTCTTTCCAGTTCGTCAATCCCAGTTGCTTTGTTTAATTGGTCATCTTGAACCATATTAACTTTTGCTATATTTCCATATTTTTGTGGTAATGCTAATGCTCTTACTACATAATCCTCTTTTGTAACTGCTCTACTTTGTGCCTGAAAATATGCTAAAGCACTTTCACGAACCTCTCTAATTGTTTGTCCGGCCGAACCACCTGTGGCTGGTCTTGGATTAGTAAACGATACAGAATTTTTTGATTCTGCTACCGTATTACCATTTAATAATGCATCTTGTATCTCGTATGAAATACCTTGTATTTGATTAATGTCATTTGAATTTACATTATCATCTATACCACCACCGTGAGAATATTTAATTGTTAACGTTGTTCTTGATGGAGCTAATCCATAAGTTTCTGTCTTTAAAAAATTACTTGGGTCAAAAGCACTTCCTATTTTAGAAGGACTACCAGGTAAGTTTGAACCTACGTTTGTGGGGTTAGGTATAATTTCCTCATCTGGATTGTCTGATACTCCCGCTCCAAATCTTAATATGGTTTCATCTTCATCATTTATATAAGTTGTAAATCTACGTGGTGTTTTTTTCAATTTTAAAATATATGGAGCTACATCACGATTGATAACGGATGTAGGGTCTGTTTCAGAATTATTTTCCATATCTTCAAATATCGTATCCTTAGCAAGTGAATCAACTTCATACCATTCGTTACCATCACTATCAATACAAGATATGATTTCAATTATATCAGGACTACCTAACTTTATTTGTGTGTATTTTTCAGCTGCACCAAATGTAAATTTTTCAGATGTTATATTACCACTTTCTACTTTTACTTGTTTTTTAAGTAAAAACTTTGTTACACTACCACTATCACTTTCAAAAACCGTTACCTCTTTTGGGTCATAAGAACTTGAAAATTTAAAGTTTACATCTTCTATAGTTCTAAATTTTGTACCAGTACTTGCTGCTTGTATAGTTGTTCCTGCCTTCACATTCAGAGAATATCTATTGTCTGGTTTACCATTAAAAGCTGGTATCGTCTGAAACACATCTAAAACTGCTGTAGCAGGTGTCGTAACTTTTGGTTTGTATCCAAAAGATTGTGCTATATTATAAACATTTCTTTTTTCTTCTGCATAAGCAAGAAGTGATTCTCTAAACGTAGAATCGATGTAATATGATAGTACGTCGCCAACGTACGCAGCCATCTCGATAAACATCATTCCTGGTGAGGCTTCATTGAAGTCATTGTAGGTATTAGGGAAGTAAACCTTTGCATATTCAATTAAACTTTCTCTAAAATCACTAAAATCTTTATTTAAATAGTTTACTTGTTTTACTACATTCTTATTATTACTTGTACGTGCCATTAATATGCTCCTGTGGCGTTTAATGTTATCTCAGCCATCGTATCTGGATTCAATATCGTGTTATATTTTATTTGAACATAAACTTGATTTAAATCACCCTCTTCGGTTAGAGTTTCGACTTCTTGAATTTTTATATAGTCCAACCATTCAGAAACTGCTCTTCTAACTTCTGTTTCAATCTTTTGAGGTAATTCATCATTTTGTGGTTCAAAACATAGTTCTCTTAATCTACTACCGAATTCTGGTTGCATAGGTCTTTCACCTATATAGGTTTGTAATAGATTTTTTAAATTATACTGAGCTTGTTCTAATGAAGTTTTAGTTAAACTAAAATCATTTAGTTTATCTCGTCCCAATGGTAATTTTAGTCCAACGGTTTTATTAGGATTTAAATCTGTTTCAGTTGCCGACATTTATTTGCCTTTTTTATCTAATGCTTTCATCAAGTCTGAATAGTCGCGAGTTAATGCATTTGTAACGTGTTCTGGAACTTGTTCTGAAGTAACTCCTGCTTTTTTCATAGTATCTACTGCTACCATATCACGTTGTACTTCATCTGGTTTACCGTAACCCATAAGTTCGGTCATACGACTTGTATCAAATGCACCTCCACCGAGAGTTGGATATTCCTCTTTACCTTGTTGTGGAATACCACCTCTTGTCTCGTTTAACACCTTATTCAAAACTTCATCTTTTGTATACTTTATTTGTTTTTGTTTTTTAGGTTTTGAGACTTTAGAACTTATCATATTTTCTAATTTGGGTGTAGGTTCTTCATTTATAAATATCTTTTTAACTTCTTTTTTTACCTCTATACGAACTGCTTCTCGTATTATTTTTATAAGGTCTTTTTTGGTCATAACAACTCCTATATTGTTTTTACTTTATCACTTAAATAAGTGGAATTATCTATTGCATTTTGTAAGTCTATATTTTGTTGTAAAAGTGTTTGATTTTCTTTTGTCAAGTCAACAACTTTCTGAGGATTCGGTGTTGGTCCTCCTGGTGATGATGCTACGATTTCTGTTGTGTTTTTAGCTATCGTAGCCTGATTTACTGATTGTTGAGCTGTAAATATCGGGTCAAGTAATTCTTTCAAATCATTACCTTTTACAACAGGTTGTAAATTATTATTATCTCCACTTCCTATTCTAATATCGCTTCCTTTAATAAATATACCATCACTTTTTATTAGTATTTTTTTCCCTTGGATTTGTTGATTATCAAACTTTGTACCACGTAATCCATCTGAAATAAGATATATTGAAGATGCATCACTATCAATATTTTCCTTTACTGGTTTTCCAGTTACTTCTCGTGTTTCTACATCAAGTGTTTGTCCAGCTCTTATTTTAATAACTGGTGAATTATTAGTATGGTCACTACCAAGTTTTATAGAATTACCAAATCTACCTTCATAAACAATATCACCCTCACTTACTTCAACTCTTCTGATATCTTTTTTCTCAAATGTTTCACCAAATTTTGTATTTTCAGGTAAATCAACTGGAATAGAATTTTCATTAGGTGAATTTTTTCTGTTTATTTGTGATAAGTAAAAGTTGTTACCATTATACTCTGTAACTAATACGTGTTCACCTATTAAAGGCATATCAGTTATGTGTGGCATCAAAGGTAAAACGTTATCTACTTCACCTCCAGATACTAAAAATTTTCCTTTGATAGCACCATAGTTATCTGGGTCATTTGAGTAAACTTTAGACACAACCACTGCTTCAGATTCGTGATAAAGATATGTCGAAGCTTTTATTAATTTTTTTATATATGAACTTATTTGTTGTGGAGTACTTAAACGGTCTAACGGTATAGAAGTATGTGTATCTACACCAGTTTTTTCTATAAAAGACATTTATTTACCCTTTAACTGATTCTATTTTGTTGTGGATTTTATCTGATTCAATTTGTATATCTTTAATACTATCTTCTAATCCTGTAAGTAATTGAGTTTTCTCCTCTTCAGATAGACCAAATTCATTTTCAGAACCTGCTTTGTTTTCAGCAGATATTAAACGTTGTACGATACCAGCCATTTTAACTAACTGGTCGTCATTTTTTACATTTATTTCTAAATACTCTTTTATCATAGGAACTATTTGAACTGCAGTATCTCCGTCTTTAATGAACTGCACAAGTTCTTTTGTTAAAACTTCAAGTTGTTTTCTATTAAACTCTGTATTTTCGTAAATGTCTTTAAAAAGAGATGAAAGTGATTTTCCATCAAAGATTTCATAATCAATAGCCATAATTTACCTTAAATATTATTACTCATCTATAAATATAGAATAACCTAAAAACTTTCATATATAAATATATATTGAAGTTTATTATTTGTTAACAACATAGTTATTATTGAGGGTTACTCGGTTCTGAATTTAACTGGGTGACCTTTTTTTCTAACTAACGGGAGAAAACCATGAAGGAAATCGTAACTACATTCAAGGGATGGATTGATGACTTAGGTCATCTAATGTTATCTTTTGTAGCTATCGGTGCTGTTTCTGAAGTAATCTTTGGAAGTGGTATCTTTGGTGTGAATGTTATTGGTAACCTGACATCCATCATAAACAAGTTTGGCGAATCGGGTTTCGCCGGACTCGTCACCTTGTTGGTGTTGGTGGGTTTATTTCGAAAGTAGGACGAAATAGTACAATAGTATTCCTACACTATTGGACACTAAAAAAGGGAAGCGAAAGCTTCCCTTTTTTTTTGCGGCGACGGATAGGAATCGAACCCACCTGTAGTATCAACTACTACACTACGGCTTTGAAGGCCGCGGAAAGCACCAGCTATTCAAACGTCGCCATATAATTTTAAAATATAGAACCTGTATTTGATGTATCTATTTGACCGGCAGCAGTAAATTCTTCTATCATATTAAAATAGTAACGTTTCATTTGATTAATTACTCTTGTAATGTGTTGTGTGTTAGAACCAGTCATCTCACGAATCATAATGTACAATGCTTTCTTATTGAAGTTTTCAATATTTTTTCTTCGTCTAAATAACTCTAAGACAGCATCTGCTACTAATATATCTTTTTGTCTACGAAAAATATTAGTGATATTATTATCCCAATATTCTAACATTTGGTCTACGAATTGTACATTAAATTCATCGGATTCTACTTGCATAGATTCTGATAAAACGTTTCGTTTGAAATCTAAAACTTTCACTTCATCGTGAGTTTTCATCTTTTTGTAATTATTGTTATTATTTAAAATTAAATAGTTTTTACCAATAACTGAAAAGTATGAAAATGCTCTACCTTTATCAGCCTTATATTTAGGCATTTGCATAACTAAAAAAGAAACTACTTCGTGTTTGACTTCTTCAAAAGGATAATCAAAATAATAAAACTTAAATGTGTGAATTAAGTTTTCAGCTAATTTATCAAATGCAGCAGCTATGTGTTCTCGATAAATTCTATTTCTTATAGCAGGATTCGGACATTCATTGTATCGAATAATAGCATTTTGAACTGGTGTACCAAAATATATTTTACTCTTTTTACGTCTTTTTTTAATAATCTTTCTAACTGGTTTCTCTGCTGGTTTCGTTGTTTTAGTTGGCATCAACTTCTTCTCCTTTTAAACTATCTAATTGTCTTATAGTGTCTTTTATTGCTTCAAATATGCTTCCAACTTCATCATCTGCTTCAAAATGACCAGTCGAATCTATATTACTTAAATCGTTTTGTACACTCTGTATTCTTTGAGTAAATTCTTCTACCCAAGTTTCAAGTAATTCTGTTTTTCTAAATAGGTTCCAAATTACATATCCCTCTACAAGAACAAGTAATCCTAATATTATTTCTACTACCATTATTTATCTCCGAATAATTCATTAAATAAATCTTTTGATTTTTCTGATAATATATCAGGTGTTTTTTCCTCTGAAATAGCTTTCTTAATATTCTCTACTGACTTTTCTTCTTTTTCTTCACGTTCTTCTTTTACTTCAGGGTGTAAAATCTCAGTATAATTTATATCAGAATCTTTACTAAACATATATCTTTCTTTTTCTAATCGTGTAGCCATCATATCAGCTTGATGTAGAATTAAAGGTAAATTAGTTTTAAGATTTTTAGCTTCACCAAATCCCATCAAATAACCTTTGTTGGCATCTTCATACATACCATCAGTAAGTCTGAGAGCAAGATATTCTATTTGTGTCATTTTAATATCAAAATGATTTAACAACCAAACTGCTCTATCTGTTACGGTCATATAATGTAGTTTCTCATTATACTCATACATCTTACCTTGATTAATACGATGCCACTCTGATTCATTAGGTACATAATAATCTTCAGTTAAATCACCTAACTTACCTAAATCGTGATGTAGAGCACAGAATATTACAGCTTCTTCTGTATATTCTTCTGTATGAGCTCCCATCTTTTTCCACATCTTGTATATTTTTTTAGCACATTTTGTTATGTTAAGAATATGGTCAACGTATCCACCTGGTATAGCATTGTGATAATACACAACACCACTTGCGGGAGCAAACATTGCTCGGTCTTTAAAATATTCATACATTTCAAGTAACTTTTCTTTACGTTCTCCTTCAAATGTAGTTTCTACAATATCAATTAGTTTATCCCAATTATCTTGTAGTTGTTCTGCTGTAAATGTCATTTTATCTCCTTAAAAGAAATTATGTTTTGAGTTTGTTGGTTCTTTTTTAGTATTACTCATTTTCATATATAATTGTTTATATTTTTCAAATATTTTATTCGGGTCATCACCCTTTACCATTTCATCTATTGACCTTAATATCTTGTATACTTCACTATCTACTGCTTGTTTCAAGATATAATCGTGTCCATAAATCAATTCAGTTACCATTCTTATAGCATCTTTAAATACATAAAAGTTATGTAATCTCATACCCATAGTACATTGTGTATTCCAATCAGCTACATCTTTCCAAGAAACAAGTCCTTTTAAAACATCATCAAATGCTGTCATACGAGGCCAATCTTGATTAGGTGTTTCTCTAAACCAATCTATAATATCTGGATTGTGTTTTTCGTTAGGAAAATTGATTGATTCAAATGTACCTTTCTTGATACTAAATCGTGTATAATACGTACCAAATACTACAGCTCTATCGGGTGAAGAACTATCTGTCGTTACAACTATTTTAGAACCTATATCTTCTAATGATTTTTGTAATTGAATTAACATTAAAAAATCTCTAATCTTAGAAGTACCTAAAATATGAAAGTATTCATTACGAGGATTCAAGTGTTCTTTACCTTGTAATAAAGAATATACACCTGACATAAAACGATAAAGACTTCCTCCAGCACCACCAATACCCCAACCGTTAAAGTCAAAATCTTTTACTTGATTATACCAATGTTTATAAGTATGTTCATCATCACCTTGAACTACATTTAGAAACTTTGTTGAACCATCTTGTTTTTCTTGAAAGTATTTAAAGTTATCTAAACTAACATCTAAACACTCTTGAAATTTACCTTCATTTTTTAGACGAGGAGGTAAATCTAAGTTCATAGCCACATCAGTATTTACAGATAACCAATTGAAAATTTTATCTCTATATTTTAAATCCCATTTTAAGGCTCCAGAGGCAAATTGAAATCCACCTGAATCACCCATTACAAGATTTCTATCAGTAAGACCCATTTTGTTTTTATAGTCTTGTACTGACATATGCGCTCCAGCTGTAATCAATAGTTGATTGTGTTGAAACTCTTCAGGATATTCTTCACTATAAAATCTTATCGTCATATCATTTCTGAAACGATGGTCTTTTACAAAGTTAGAACCCATCTCACCAGCTGAGAATGAAGGAAAATAAATAAAATTAGTTTTAATCACGGAACCACCTTTCTATAGCTTCTTGATAATCTCTAACGTGTAATGGAGCTAATAAGTTACCTTTCAAAGCCATATTAACTTTATCACAAGCAGTATCGAAAGTATCATACAAATATTGTTCACTATAAAACTCAGGATAAACCAATCTGTTAGGAACAACTGGAACACAACCTAAATAAACAGCTTCAGCAATACTGAATCCAAAGTTTTCTTGTAGAGCAAAACTTACTACAACTTTAGCTCTACTCAACAAATCATAATACTCATCTTTTGAAAAGTTATGTTCAAGAGTGTTGATAAACTGAGTACTACCTATAACATCACCTAATCTATCTTCCATTTGTTTAAATAACCAAGGTTGTTTTTCATCTACATTTCTACCTGAGAATACTACTATATCTTCTTTAGGTTTCTTTTCAACTTTATCAAGATTTTCTGTATCTAAAGGGAATCCAGTTACAACTAACTTGTCAGGATTTATCAATCGTTTTTTAATAATATCATTTTTTATAAAATCACTACCACAATAAATTTCGTCAGCAATATCAAACAAAGTATCTTCAAAGTTTTTAGCCCATCGTTCCATATCTCTCACAAAATCAGTATCAGTAAAACTACCAGCGTGAATAAGTCCTCTTAACTTTACATCTTTCTTAGCAAAGTAATTCATATAAGCTATACTTTCGGGAAGTCCTGGATGCCATAAATCAGAACTCCAAATAACATCTCCACTATCAATCACATCTTCACGATATAATCTAGCTACCTCTTCAATCTGAGCAGCTTTGAATCTGATTGTAAACTCAGCATCAAGAAAACTTCCTGCTTTCATACTTGTAGGAACGGGAATATCAGGATAAACTTTGATACATTCTCTATCTAAGTTATCAAGATAGTTTGATATATCTCTGTCCATATGAGTTGTGTATCTTGATTCAATATGTTCAAGAGGTAAGTAAACTATTTTACCCATATATCTCAGCTCCATTCTCGTTATCTTCAAATACAGAACAATATACTAAATCAAATTCTTTTAACAATTCTTTAGCTAACATCTCACAAGACTTTGCCTTGAAGTTACAGCAATCATATTGTTCATCATAGTATTTATCTTCTAAATACTTTTTGACCTTTCTTTTAAACACAATAAACTCTACATCTCTGTCATCGTGAAAAACTTCTTTTTTAACTTCGATATGAAACATATGCCTATGAACTGATTCAAGGTATACCATTGTGGGTTCATATTTACTTGCTTCTGACCACCAGTGTAGTCCTTCAACTTGTAGTCTACATATTATATTAGTTTTCATTTAAATAGTCCTGTATTTCTTCTGAATCTTTAGTTTCCCAAGGATAAACAATCCATTTATCCCGTTTATCAATTAATGCTAAATCTGGTTTAACAATACTTTGTTCGTGTTCGTGAATTGTTACATAAAAACTTTTCTCTGATTTAGGATGATTTTTATATTTTTTTAATGTATTACCCGTGTCAGCTATATCATCAATTATTACAACGTTTTCATTCACATCATCAAATCTATCAATATATGGAATATCCATTTTATGACTTAATAATATAGCTAACAACGCTCCCCCTCTAGGTATACCATAAACACCTTCAAAAACTTTACCTCTATCTTCATCTTTTAGATAAAACGCTATATCTGTGATACACTCATCAATTAACTCCCAACTTACAAATTCTTTCATACTTGAACTAACTCCTTTTTATCTAATTGATATTTTTCATTACTTGGTATTTTTCTTGTATCTAATACTTCTTTTATATACTCAATAAACATTTGACCTCCTTTATATCGTGGTGGAGGATATACAGCGTCTTCATTCTCTATAAAAAATCTACACATTATAGCAACATCTACAAATGTAACTGGTTTTCCATTATACAATAAAATCTTATCTTTTTCATTTTTTCTACCTTCTATAATTTTAAAATTATTCATTTTAAATCCCTTATAAAGTTATAAAATTCTTCTCGTGAATGACTATCATAATTCATAAACTCACCACTCAACTTAGATGTTTTCATAGTAGAATTATGTTTGATACCACGTACACAAGCACACATATGGTCAGCCTCGACAGATACAGCAACACCAATGTTTTCTTCACACACATCGTGAATGTGGTCGTGTACCTGCATTGTTAAGTTCTCTTGTACTTGAGGTCGTCTAGCATAAAAATCAACAATACGATTGAGTTTACTAAGTCCAATCACTTTACCCTCAGGTGTAGGTAGATAAGCCACGTGAGCATGTCCTACAAAAGGTAAATGATGATGTGAACAAAATGAATGTAATTTAATATTACCCTGAAACACAATACCATCATAACCATCTACATTATCAAATGCTGTTATCTTAGGTGATTCATTATAAACACCTGAAGCTAAATCATTGACAAAAGCTTTAGCTACTCTGATAGGTGTCTCTGAAGAGTTAGGGTCTTCCGCCCAGTCAAAACCTAAAGCAGTCATATAACGACCATAATGTTCAGCCGCTTCTTCAATCATTTTTAATTTTTCTTGTTCTGTCAACGGATTGTTTCCGTTAGCATGTTTTAATTTATTCATCTTTACTCCATTGTCTGTAACCGAAAATATTCATACCAATTACAAATGCACTTATTGCTATCTGAGGAGGAGCATCAATCAAGTAAGCATATATCAAGAATGCTACATTACCTAATCCCCAGATAATAAAACAAGTTTTTATTTTTTTAGCGTTGAAGTAGTAACCTGCTACTATAGCAACAGTTCCTATCCAACCTATCCAATCATACCCCACGTTCATCTCCATAAACTATAATATGTAATCTATCTGTAAAATTATAACCTTCACGAGTACATAATTCTGTTAACCATTTACGTCTTTCATTTAACTGATTACGTTCAAGACCTTCGGGCATCAAATATACCATATGATTAGGAACATCTAATATTTTCTGTAACTCTTTTACTTCTTCTAAATCTTCCTCACTTGAGATAACAGGTTTGAGTTGATAATCAGGATGATGTTCTATAAGTTGTTTCATAGCTTCATAATTACAACGCCACTTCTCGTGTTTTTCTTTATCTTTTTCTGTAACTATTTTACCTGTAAATGGCATAGTTGTTCCTGGTTTCGGTGTACTATTCGATAACTTAGGTGATAACGATATCAAATCACCCATAGTAGACACAAACTCACTACCTTCAGTTTCGATTGTAATATGGTGATAACGTTTCTTAGCTATCTCACAAAGTTTTTGTAACATTTTTCCGTGTAGTGTAGGACCTCCTCCAGTAATCATAGTATGATGTATGTGAGGATGTTTTTCAAAAAACTTGTCAACATCTTGATATGTAAATTTACCTTTCTCGGGTTTCCAAGAACTATAAGGTGTATCACAAAACGAATCAGCAAATTGACAACGTAATCTACAACCACTCACTCGTATCAAAATATGTGGCACACCCATAAGTTTACCTTCACCTTGTAAACAAGTGTACATTTCATTTATAGGTAAAACTTTATCCGACATATTCAGCGTGATTATTTTCGTGTTCCCAAACTTCTACTCGTGTAATCTCAACACGATTGTTTGTTTTTGTTTTAATCTTAGGGTTTATCATATCATATAAATATCTGCAAGATTCTTCGATACCAGGACCATAACCTTTGGGTAGTATATTAAGATATATTCCACCTCTTTCTTGTAAGTCAATCAATTCAGAACGTAAAGGGTCATCATTAGCTATTAATGTTCTGTGGTCCCATTCACTCTCAATCCATTTCTTTATATCTTTTAAATCACCAAAGTCCATAACCCAACCACGTTCATCAAGTTGTGATGCCTCAAAAGTCAATCTAACATATCTACCATATCCATGAATATAAGAACAATGACCGGAATCACGCCATTGCCTATGACCTGTAGTAATAGGTCCAAATCTTTTAGTTGATTTGAATTTCATATAACCTCATTTTTATTGTATTTTTCAATGTCTTAATATACGACATTTTTTCTCACTTGTCAAGTATTATTTTTTAATTTGAACTATATCCATTAGTTACTAAATCAGTTTTTATTATTTGTGCACTATCGAACTTGTATGGCTTAACATCAATAGATTCAAGAATATCAATACGATTAACATATCGTTTATTCATCGTATCTCTAACTTGATATACACCATCTTTACCATCAGTTCCTTTTAACAGAATGAAATCACCATAATCTAACCAACCGCCCCAGCGTCTCAAAAGATTTCTACTAACCGCTATAAATTTGTAGTTGGAAGCTTCTCCAACTCGTATGCGCGTACCATCCGCGAGAATGTTCGGTGTAGAATCAGTTTGACGTGCCACTGGTTGATACATAGTTACGGTCACGTGCATTCCCTCTGTTTCATATTCATTCAACTTATCTGATAGTCTTTTATTTTCATCTACCAGAGATTGTAGTTGAATATTCTTATCGCTAAGAAATTTAGTTGATACGATGCCATTAGCATACGTAATCAATATAATAGCTATTCCTAATAATGTCATATTCTTATTCATAGTTACCTTTTCTTTGTTCTTTTATAAATATCTGTTAGTTTAGTAAAACTTAATTAATTTTTGTGGAGCTGGTGGGGTTCGAACCCACGTCCAAATGTTTTCTCGATAAAGTCTTTCACAGCTTAGTTCAGTTTCAATTAAAGGAGCAACTGACAAACTACTTGTACTTCTTTATACTCTACATACGAAAGAGTGTACTTCTTTATACTCTACATACGAAAGAGTTAGTGTTTAACTTATTTTATGACCGAGTGTTAAACAACTCAGTATCTTACGCGTAAACGTGAGATGGTTGAGAATCAGAAACGAAATTATCAAATCCCATTTCAGCACTGGCTAAATGCCAGTCGATTTCCAACCCTTGTAGCGATTTATCGCCATTTCAGTTGTGAGTATTTTGTAACGAGACCTACTCAATCTCTGCTGCACTCTATTGTCAAATAACATCTGTCGAAACCAATGTCAGCCCCAATCTTCTTCACTATTATATTCGTCATAGTCATCTATTAAAATTCTGAGGGATTCTATACATTCATCAACCATATCCCAATCTTCTAATTCTTTTGCTTCATCTAATTTATGTAATATTTCTTCCAAATCCATATCTATATCCTTTTCTACCTATCTCGACTATTATACACAATAATAAATAAACAGCTAGTATAATAGCAGCTAAAAAACTCACAAATGCAATTAATATAATTTCAAATGGTTTTGTTAATAGTTTAAAGTAATTCATATACTTAACTATCTACATACAATATTTTTGATATTTTTTATCACTACCCTTATCCATCGTGGTAATATTTGTCTTGTTCTTGTTGTAATAATTCTATCTGAGGGAAATCTAGCCCAATATTTTTCTTCTGTATAATATTTTTTCCCAACTTTTATTGTCTTTTTTGATATCACTTTTTTCATTTATGTTATCGGTCCTCCTACATAGAGTTCCCATTTACCACTATCTATAAGTGGTTTTGCTTTTTTATATTTCATTTCTACTGATACTTCACCATCAGTAATCATAACTTTTTCGTTTCTACCAAATTTTTCTGTATTAACTATAGTGTTTATCATTTGTCTGTCCATAATAGTCATACCATTTAAATGGTCTATTTCGTGTTGTACACAAATAGTTTCAAGTAGTCTTAACTCAGTATCTTCTTGTTTATGATTTGTTTCTTCCCAACTACCTTTACCATCTGAAACATTATCAGCTCCACTGAAATACCAATTACTCTCTACTTGTTCTGTTTTGATTTCTATATTTTTATATCGTTTAGTTTGTATACCTTTACCTTGAAACGACAAACACCCTTCATAATAAGGTATTTCGTCCCAAACTTTAATTACTTTAGGATTAATTAATATTATTGGTTCACGAACATTAACCACAGCAACACTAGCATCGATACCCACCTGGTTAGCCGCAAGACCAATTCCGTCTTTTCTTTCATTAAGAATCCTGAATAACTCCTCTGCAATCTTGAGTCCTTCATCTACACTTACCTCTTTTAATTTTTTATTAATTAATGGATTATTTTCTTTTAAACAATTAATTACTTGTTTCATTTATTTAGTTTAACCTCATACTTTATTAAGGCATTACAAGTACCACACCAAATAGCTTTCATAGATTTATGGGTCGTGTGTGTGGTCAAATGGTCCTCTATGTAATTTCTTACATTCATTACATCTTCTGTATCATATTCATATAACAAATTTCTAACTGCACTATTCTCTCCGCACTCAATACAAGTTCCTTTTTTCTTAACTTTTTTTGATTTTGATTTTAAAACGTAAGAACCATCTTTTTCTTTAACTAAATTGTCCTTAAAACCCATTAAAAGAAATCTTTCATATAACCTATTAATTTTTTCCAATACAATCCCATTGTAGTAAGAAATACTCCACCAGTTAATAATATACTTGGATGTGAATACTCACCACACAACCCAATTAAATGTTTTAAAAAATGTAAAAAGTCGTTCATTAAATCCTCGGATTATTATTGTTATCGTACATCTTTAATGCAATATAACCTAACAAAAAAACTACAATAAGTTCAAACATTATTTTTCACCTACGTGTTTTCTGTATAGTTTAGCATCTTCTTCGTCCTTTGCCCAAAACTTAGTACCATCTTTTAACTCAAATTGTTTAAGTTTATTTGCAATATGAAATGGTTGTTTTTTCTTTTTTGCCATTATTTACCTACTTGATGATTTAAAAAATCTTTTTGTTTTTGATGAGCTTTTTTCAGAGCTGCTTTTTTTTCTTTTGCTCTATCTAAAAGTATTTGTTCTTTAGTCCTACGTTTAGTTTTCACTTTAGTTTTAGTTATTTTAGTAGGTGGTAAAGTACCTTTTAATTGTTTTGCTTCAACACCTCTGTGAAACACATTACCATCTTTATCAACAAACTCTTTCATAAAGTGCCAACCTGCAGGACGACCTGTAGGTGTATAACTTGGTTTTTCCTCTGGCATACCTACTGCTTTCAAAACACAATAAGCACAAACTACGGTATGTGTTTCTTCGCCGAGATTATCTACCCAACGACCACACCTATTACATTCTAATGCTATCATAGTAAATCGTTCTCCTTTATTTAGTGGAGCTGACAGGATTTGAACCTGCGACCCCCTCCGTGCAAGGGAGGTGCTCTCCCAACTGAGCTACAGCCCCA